CATGGACCTACACGACGACGTGACGACGGTAATAACGCGCGAAGCGACGTACGCCAACGCCAAGAACCTTTCGCCAAAGGCGTTGCGCAAATTCCTTCGGAAGTACGAGGGCACAGCAAAGGCCGCCCAGGAAATCCACGGCGAAATACTGAGCGAAGCAGAGGGCGCGCTGTGGACGCGCGCGATGATCGAAAAGTCGCGACGCGCGTATATGACGCCGCCCGAAGCGTGGGTGCTTATGAGTCGCATCATTGTGGCGATCGACCCAGCCGTGACGAACAAGGAAAGCTCGGACGAATGTGGCATTGTTGTCGTCGGTAAGGACCGCGCTGGCGACGCCTATCTGCTTGAGGATGCATCCGGCAAGTTTACGCCGGGCGGCTGGGCATCGAAGGCGCTTGAGCTTTATGAGCGCTGGCGGTGCGACCGCATCATCGGCGAAGTCAACAACGGCGGCGACCTGATTGAGCATACGTTGCGAGTCAGCACGTTTCGCGACGGTCGATCAGCGGCGAACGTTCCCTACACCGCCGTGCGAGCGTCAGTCGGCAAGCGCACACGCGCCGAGCCGGTGTCGGCGTTCTTCGAGCAAGGGCGCGGCCACCTATGCGGGCGGCATGAGAAGCTAGAGAACCAGCTCGTCTCGTGGCTCCCGAACGACGAGAAGTCCCCCGATCGCCTCGACGCGATGGTGTGGGGCATGACCGCCCTCGACGTTGGCGGTGGCGAAGTCTTCTTCGGTTAATTCACAGCAATCAAGGAGCGCAATCAAATGGCGCGTTTCATGGACCGCGTGAGCCTCGCTGCTCGCGCGATTGTCACGAAGGCATTCGAGGGTTCCGTTCCAATCGGCCCGATTATTCGGCCGTGGAAAACGTACCTGCCGCCACCCGTCAAATCGCGTGATGCGCTCAGGCTCTATCAAACGAACCCGTGGGTGCATGCAATCGTCTCGAAGGTGTCGACGAAATGCGCGGGCGTGACGTGGTATCTCGACGACAACGGCAAGCGCATCGACGACCATCCAATGCTATCGTTTCTCAACTCGGGCTCGGAATATATGACCGGCTTGCAGTCGCGATCCGTTACGTTCGCCCACACCGACCTTTGCGGCGAAAGCTTTTGGCTGATCGGCCGTGACGAGTCGGGAGCGCCAGCGTCATATCTGCCGTGCCCGCCTCATTGGATGATCGACGTGGCCAATGGTCCGGGTCAAAACTTCATCATGCAGGCCGAGCGCGGGCGGTACTTCGAAATTGCTTACGAGGACGTCCTTTGGTTTAAGAACCCTGACCCTCTTGACCCGACCGCTCGCGGCTCGTCGTTGACGCGCGCGGCATGGCGTGAGTTCGAGATCGACGATACGATTCGCGAGTTCACTTATAACTTCATCAAGAACGATGCGCGGCCGTCGCTCATCATCACCGGTACAGAGACGCGCAACATTGAGGCAATCGACGTCGCTCGCCTTGAGGCGACGTGGATGCCGAAGTTCAAGGGCGAGAAGAACGCGAACAAGCCGCTGTTTTCGGGCGTGCCGCTGAACGTCAAGGAGTTCGGATTTTCGCCGCGCGATGGTCAGATGATCGAGAACCGGGAGCACTCGGCAAACGTCATCAGCCAAATCTATTCGATCCCGCCCGAAATGCTGGGCCGGATTGAGAACAGCAACCGCTCCACGATCGACGGCGCCGAAGACCTGCTCGCCCGCTTCACGCTGTTGCCTCGGCTTGAGTTGATGCGTGACGTTCTACAGCACCGGCTTATGAGCGAGTTCGATAGTGCGATGCTTATCGACCGCAAGGGGCGGCTCACGCCGACGCCGCCGCTCAAACTCCTGTATGACACGCCAGTTCCGGCCGACAAGGCTTATAACCTTAGCGTCATGAAGTCCGCGCCGACCGCGTTCAAAGTCGACGAATGGCGTAAGGCGGCCGGTCAGCAGCCGATCGGACCCGGCGAAGGCGGCGATGAAATGTACACGCCGCACATCACGTCGGCATTTGGTCAATCCGACGACACGAATGACGAAAGTGTCGCCGCTGACGACACGTCAAGCAAGCCCAAAAAGAAGCCAAAGAAAAAGCCAAAGGACGGCGAGGACGAGGGCGACGATAGCAGCAAGAGCTTGAAGCGCGCACTTCTCAAGGCGTTCGACATCAACGATGTTGCTGAAATCTCATCGTCGCATGAGGATGGCAGCGTCAAGTCCGAGCTTCAGTCGATATTCGGTCCCGTTTACGACGCGCTCGTCGCCAAGTTCGGCGAGGCCGTCCTGATGGACATCGGCAGCGCCTTACAGTTCGAGGAGTCGGCGCGGCTGAGGGGATGGGCCGCAACGGCAACAGCCAACCTCATTAAGAACATCGACGAGACAACCCGCAAGGAATTGCGCGACCTTCTCATCGAGCAAATTGATGCAGGCGCGTCCGTCGATACCATTGCCGAAGCGATCACGGATGCGTTCAACGGCTTTGAAGACGTCCGTGCGGCGCTAATCGCCACGACGGAAGCAACGCGCGCGTCCGGCTTTGCATCGTTCGAGGCCGCCAAGCAAGCGGGCATGAGTCAAAAGGAATGGCTCACCGTCAATGACAACAAGGTGCGTGAAGCTCACGACGAACTGGAAGGCAAGATCGTCGGTATCGACGAGGCGTTCATGGTCGACGGCGAGTCGGCCATGTACCCCGGCGACTTCGGTGTTGCCGCGCTCGATTGCAATTGCCGGTGCGCAATCATTCCGATCGTCCCAGGCGAAATCGACCCCGCGACCGGCGAGGCGCCCGTCAGCGCGAGCGCAGTGCCAAGCGTAACGAAGGCGGCCGACATGGCTGCACGCAAAGCGGCTCACCTTGAGCGGTTAAAAGCCGCCGAGCCAATCATGAAAGCAGCCGCCGTCAAGGCGTTTCGAGTGCAACAGCGCGCAGTTTTGCGTGCGCTCAGAGGGAAAGTCTAACCATGCCGCAGGCTCTCAAGAAACCCGACCGCAAGCTTTGCACCGTCCGTCAGTTTTTCAACACGGACGAAAAGAAGCGCGCGGGCCTGATGCCGATCGCCGTCAACGACCTCGGCATTCAGAAGAAGGCCGGTTCGAAGGCGATCGACAACGACGCGCGCACAGCTTCAATGATTTGGAGCACTGCTACAGTCGACAGCATGGGCGACATCATCGAGCCCAAAGGCTGGGATTTGAAGCGCTTCAAGCGCAATCCAATCATCTGCCTCAACCACGACACGTACAATCTCCCGATCGGTCGCGGACTCAACGTGACCAAGGATGCAGACAACCTTCGCGGCGACGTCGAGTTCATGCCGCCCGAAGTCTACGCGCTCGCCGAAACCGTCTGGCAGATGGTCAAGGGCAACTGGCTAAAGACAGGCTCTGTCGGATTTCAGCCGATTGAGTGGGAGGCGATGTACGACGACGCGACGGGCCACTTCAAAGGCTACCGCTTTACAAAGCAGAGCCTCTATGAGTTCAGCGTCGTCACCGTGCCCGCTAATCCCGATGCGATGGTGAGCGCAAAGGCGGCGGGCATCGATCTTCGTCCGTTGCGTGAGGATTACTCGAAGAACATGGACGCCTGGGACACCAGCGCTCTCGGTCTATTAGTCCCGCGCGCACGTGTTGAGGCGGCATGGAAAGCAGCGGGCGAGACGTTCGTTCGCGGCGCATCTATGGAGGATGATAATGACGACGACAGTTCGGGCGACGGAAGTGACGTTGCCAACAGAGACGGAAGCACCGAGCAGCGCGCCGCCGAAGGCAACGATGGCCATGACGATCGTGGCACACGCTCTGATCGTGGCGGGGCTACTGAGCTTGGGGACGGCGGCGTGGCTGACGTCGAACGTGCTGACGACGTTTCTCGCGCAGCCGGTGCAGATGACAGCGCCTCAGGTGAAGACGCCGATCGTTCCGCTAATGAGCCCGCAAGCGCTCAAGAGCGAAGCGGCGGCAACGGACCCAGTGACGATGTTCAGCTTGCCGCCAGCGAAGATCATGGCGACGGGGATCGTGACGTCGACAGCTCAGCCGAAAGACGAGCCGAAAGCCACGCCGGAAAAGCCAAAGGCAAAGAAGGCGAAAAAGCGCAAGCGAGTGAGTTGGTTCAAAAGAATGAACGTCGCGAGGTTGCGGGTGTTGTCCACGTTTTCGATGCCGGGAGCGGCGCTTACATTGGACACCTTGACCCATCCGGCCGATTGAGCGTCGACAAGCGCGCCCAGGATCGTGTCGCGGACGCCAATCTCGACGCAATCAACGCTGACCATCGCGCTCGCATTGAAGCGCGCCGGTCAATCAGCAACGGATCGATGGCCGTTGCTAACTCTCGCAAGCGGGCTGAATTGGCACTACGCCGTCACGCTTTGCATTGAGTGTTAAACGGCTCGCGATAATTTTTCTCGGTACTTCTCCCGACATCGACAACCGATGCGTTTGGGAGAAGTACCGATGAAAAAGCGACTTAAAGCCCTCAAGGCAAAGCACGCCTCTTTGCTTGAGAAGATGACCGGCATCATTGATGCGGCGGTCGATGCCAAAGGAGTTGCGCGCGATCTTAGCGCCGACGAGGCAAAGGCGTTTTCCGATCTTGAAACCGAAGCAGACACGACCGAGGCCGAGATTGCCCGCGTCAACAAACTCCTTGCCCGCTCGGTTGGCGGCGACGAGGACGATGAAGACGACGACGCACCGGCAGTCCGCGCGCCCGTCAACCGCGACGTTAGAGGCACCATCAAAAAGGCCGTCGCTGGCCAGAACGTCGTCGATGACAACCTCAACATCCAGCAGAAGCTCGGTATCGTGCTTTGGGGCGCGTACCAGCACAAATGCGCGCCTGAAATCAGCACGGCTGATCACATGGAGCGCGCGGGCTACAACGTCCTGGCCGACATGAGCCGCGAGTCACGCACTAAGGCGCTCAATTCGGGCACGCTTACGGCGGGCGCCGAGCTGATCCCCGAAATTCTTGCTACCGAGTTTATAGACT